TTTCCTACTGGTGATGATGATACTAAACATACAGTAGCCAACTCAAGTGGAGATTGGCAGTTTGTAAACTTTAATGATAGATTACATTGCTTCCATACAGGTGTTGTTCCCCAGAGATATGATGGTTCTTTAGGTTCGGGTGTAAAGTGGATAGCACACGCTACTGACCCAGCCTCAATATCAGCCTTGTTTGATCCCTCGTGTGGTATGGGATATTACGGAAGAATTTGGTGTGGCGGTGTGGCAGAGGCAAAAGATGTTGTCTACTATTCAAATTTACTTGATGGTGATGATTGGACAGGTGGTGATACTGGCTTAATAGATTTATCAAAGGTATGGGGAACTGATGAGATAGTTGCACTTGCACCCTTTTATGGAAAACTTGTTATATTCGGTAAGAATAATATAGTTGTCTATAACTCACCTGAAACAGTTGGTGATTTGGCTGTTGATGAGGTTATAAGAGGTATTGGTTGTGTAAGTAGAGATTCAGTTCAAGCTATTGGTGATGATTTGGTTTTCTTGTCTGCTACTGGTCTTAGGTCATTATATAGAACAACAGAGAAAGATAAACTCCCCTTAATGGATTTAAGTGTCAATATTAAAGACACGCTTATAAGAAACATTGGACAAAGCACAGATGTAAAGTCTGTATATGTAGAGAATGAAGGCATATATATTATGTCCTTTGTTGACAAGAACATTAATTATGTTTTCGATTTCAAGCATATAACCCCTAATCAAGTTCCAAGAGTAACTACTTGGTCTTTTGATGGGGATAGAGAGCCAGCTTCTATGATATATACAGAATTATATAGTGGCTTATTGGTAGGACAGAAAGATGGTGGGATAGCTGGATATGAGGGTTATCACGATATAGATTATGGGATAACTATCGCTGCTGCTAGTTTCCTTCCCATACCTGAAGCTAATCCTCCAACACACTCTACAACAGAGAAAAAAATAGGTGCGAGTTCTATATATTTTGCTGATGTCGAGGACTTTGCTCCTAATAACCATCTAAGGATAGATGCTGCGAAACTTGGTAAAGGCACTGGAGATTTTACAGTGGAAGGGTGGTTTAAACCTACGAATGAGGCAGAATCCACAGACTCAAGATGGGATACTATTCCTAGTGGATATGAAATGACTCTCTTTACTTGGGGGAGATATATGGGTGGTGATTATAATTTACCATATACGAAACTTTACTACAACGATACTGAGTTTATATTTACTGGTGGTGGGGGTACATTAACAAGTTCATCACACGGACTAACAGGTGATAGTTGGGCACATATTGCTGTAACCTTATCAGGAACGACTCTCACAATATGGGTGAATGGCGTTTCAAAAGGCACAAGAACTACTACTGCAGATATAGATTTTACCGAGAATGAGTTGGCTGGTGGATATTATCCGTATGAGGCTATGCTATGTGCTGATTGGATAGTTGGGTCAAGTCAAGGATTTACTGGTTATATTGATGAAGTAAGATTCTCTAAAGTAGCAAGATATTCAACAACCTTTACACCTTCTACTACAGCATTTGAAAAAGATGATGACACACTTATTTTAATACATAGTAATGAAAGCACAAGTGGTTCAAGCACATTTGTAGACTCTTCAGAAAGCCAAGTTAAATTCTCTTTTACTGCTGATATATCCTCACCTTGGATTGAGTTAGGACAAACTGTATCAGCATCATTATTAAAAAGAATGACACTTGTTTTAGAGGGTGGTTCTGGAGCAACGCTTGGTTTGAAGTGGTACAAGGATTTTAGTGCGACACCATCAACAACAACCACTATCGACCTAAGACCCTCATCTACAAGTTCGACTTCTATATGGGGAGCGTCTACAACTTTATATGGTGCTTCTAAATACACACCAGTATACGGATTGCAGGAGTACAAAACTCCATTAACAGGAAGTGCTAAACACTTAAAACTTAATCTAGCTATAGAATCTAATGGCTATGATGCTATGATTCAAAACTTAACACTATTACATAAAGAAGGGAAAATACGATGAGTAATTATACTTTAGCAGTAAACTGGTCAGGAAAGGATGCTTTAGCAGATAGCGATGCTGCAAAGGTAATTTCAGGAGATGACTTTAATACTGAATTTACAACAGTCCAAACAGCAGTCAATTCTAAGGCGGATTTAAACGGAAGCTCCAGTGAGGATTTCGCAATGGATAATGGCACTGTAGGTGGAACATTTGCTATAACGGGAGTGCCGACAGCACCTACTCAATCAGCAGGTAACGACACTACTCGAATTGCCACAACAGAATTTGTAACCGCAGCAGTTGCAGCCTTAGATGCTGCTGCAATTAATGCTATAGTTTATCCAGTAGGTTCTTTATACTTTAATTGGAAAGTCGATACAGACCCAAATACCTTACTAGGTATGGGAACTTGGGAAAGGTATGCAGAAGGTGAAGTATTAGTAGGTATTCAAGATAGTGGTACATTTGATGCTTTAGATGAAAGTCTTGGTGCTGAAACTGCTGCTCATACACTATCAACAGATGAAATACCAGCACATACTCATACAATCGCCAGCCACGTTACAGATGGTACAACTGAGGCAGGTGTTATGTATAGTAGTACCGCAAACGACACGAGAACAACAAATGCAAACACTACAACTGGTAGTGCACACAGTCACTCAACATTACAACCGAGTGTAACAGTTTACATTTGGAAAAGAACAG